CGTATATTGGGCCGGGGCTAAATTCTTATGTCCATATAGATCGCACAATTGAAGTCCAATCTGTAACTGAATCAACGTCAACATTTACGCAATGATAAAAAAATTTAAGATAGCAGGCGCAATATTATTTTTTTCTGTTCAGTTTCCAAGTTATGCAAATACCAATATGACAAATAATCCAGTATCAAATTCTAGTGGTTCGGTCACAAATTTAGGCGTAATGAATATGCCGACAAGACAATTTCAAAATCAAGTCGGCGGTCAAACTGTAGTCTGTCAATCTGATACTTTAGTCATCCAACCTTTCATCACTTCATCGGCTTCATTTACAAAACCTTATCAAGATTTTTATCTTGACCCCATATATTCAGTAAAAGATACAGAAGGCGCGACAGATGCAAACGGCGTAACAATAGGCGATGGCGACCCCGATAACCCCGGCCAAATTATCGGGTACAAAACAATAAGAACAGCACAAAAAGACACATATAATATTTCGCCGGGAATCAGTTTATCTTGGAATATTTCACTTGATCGTAAGGCGGTCAGGTTATGCCGCGAAGCGCAACAAAGACAATCAGATTTAATTCAGGCAAGAATAAACGACAATATGTACGCTCTAGAACTTGGACGCTTGAAAACGTGCGGCGATCTTTTATCCAAAGGTTATAACTTTAAAAAATCTTCGAAATATTATAAATTATGCGAAGATGTCCAATTAACAAATCCAAGTAATACTTTAATTAATCATCAACATTCTTTGAAAGAAGTTTCTGTTTCTTCAAACGAGAAGAAGAACTAAATTTTGTACCTGACTTTTTGCCGATCAGTTTCTTTGCGCGATTTATTATCTGTTTAAATATTGGCTTAAGAAGTCTAGTCAAAAAAGGCGTAGCAGTTGCGGCGGATGTTGCGACAATAGTTACTACTAGGGTCGTGGCGACAACAGATGACGAGGGAAGGTATTTATCGACAAAATCAGTTTTATCCCATATTTCGATACATTTTCCGTCTATTACTTCAAACCCGACAACCTTTTCTTGCGCCTCTGCATTTCTTACATCATTTAATCTATATTGTTGGTCTTTCGCAGGGCAATCAATTTCTTTTTCTTCAACAATGTTATTATTGTTATTTTCTTTTGTTTTTGGAATTTCTGGCGTTTTTATTTCTGGTATTTCTGGCGCTTCTGTTTTGGTGTTTTGTTTCGGTGTAATTATTTTTGCAGATGGCGAATAATCAGGCGCAAAATAAAATGGTGCGGTGTGATCGCATAAAGCAACATTTCCATCGGGGTCATTGTTGAAGTGATCTTTCCCACCCGTCAAAGAATCGCGTACAACAGCGCAAGGGGCATCAATGACAGGAACGTTCATATCAACAAAAACAGGCGTATCGAGGACGATAGGCGGTTCAATATGGATAGGTTCTGGAATATGTATGTTAGGAATATTTATTTCTGGTATTTCCAAATTCAAAATGGAATTACGTTTCCTGTTGATTTTGGTAATTCTGGAACTTCTGGTAAAGGTATTTTATTAATAACTTGTTGAATCATTTTTTCTTTAAAATCATCACTCGTAACCATCATGTAACCATAGACCCCCGCGCCTAACATTGACGCGCTGATTATAAAACTTAAAATAGATAATATTTGAGAAATTTTTGCCATGATTCGTGACGCTTTTATAAAAGCATTAGTTCCTGTAACTATTATAACTTTTTGCGGAATCTGTGCATTAGCGCCTCTTTATGTGGGGCTGTCAATTATTTCTACCAAGGTACACCAGAAATCTTAGTTGGTGTTTTAGATTCTGTTATTTGTGCAGCAATATCGGCTTCTATTCCAGCCACTACGTCAGATTCATTTGCATTTAATGCAGCTTTAAGCCATGTTATACCATCTGCCTCTGTAATATCGGCGTAAGGTGTAAATGATGAAGCATCTGGCTCGGCAAGTGAAATACAACCGTAAGAACTTCCATAATGAGTTTTTGCAGATTCACCACTACCAACGGTTTCTGAATCTTCAGCCCTCCAATGTATTGTTTTTACTACATCTGATAAAGAACCAACTTCTTTTGTGACATCAAAAGAGCATATTTTCCAAGTTACGGCCATAATAGTTTTTTTGATTTACTTTGATTCTACAACCTCTGTTGTTTTTATACCATCTAATTTAGTTAACGCTTTTAAAGCGCCTTGATCTTCAATAATTGGTTGTGTAAGCTGATTTGCCTGATCTTGTAGATCTTTAATTTCTTTTTTTAAAAGCTGTAATCTTTGAATATTATTTTCAAGACGATTTCTTGTTTCGTCATAAAGTTCTTGTGTTTTACTCATAAATTTATAGTATTTAGATTTATATTACATCAACTAATATTTAGTAACAACTTATGCGTATGTTGGGCGACCAGCACTTACAAAAATATCTATCAATCTTACTCTCCTTGTTGTTGTAAATTGGCTTGCTTTTACTTGTAGTTGTGTATTTCCAGTACCTGCAAGTTGAAATAAAACATCTTTAGAATGTGCATGGTTTGTATCATTCATAAATGATTGAACTATTTGATTACCTACAACACTACCTAATACAATATATCCAGTAGTATTGTTATTTTCTGTTGCTGTAAATCTTGCAACAAAAGCATTAGCTTGGTCGTTTGAAAAAGTAAAAAATGTTGACCATGAAGAGGTTGAGTTAATATCTAAGCTTCGACCACCTTCATAGACATTTACTGCCAATATAACAGTATCGCCAGCAGAATTGACTTTGATACGATTGCTATTGTTTGTACCAATAGTTAAATCTTGATTTTCACTTCCAACACTAGGGTGGTTTGTTGAACCAGTATTTTGTAAATATATATTCATACTACTAGAACCAGAGTGCTTAAACCCTGCAATCGAAGTACCAGCCGATCTTTCCACTAATAAACCATTACCACCACTTACATGAAGTCTTGCCGAAGGAGAATTTTCACTTATACCAATATCACCCGAAGAATTAATTGCAAGCCTGTATGCATTTGCATCAACATCACGAATACCAAATCCGCTATTACTTACACCTGTTAGTCCACCTGTAATCTCAAAAGTATCATTACCAGAACTACTATGCTGTAATCGTATTGCTGGTAAACCACCAGCCCCCATATCCAAATGTAACCTAGCGGCCGGCGAGGTGGTTCCCAACCCTAAATTTCCTCCCGCCAGAAGGGTCATTTTTACTGAGTCATTATTGTTATGAAAAAACATATCTCCCGCGCCTAAAACATTTGCTCTTATACTTGCTTTTTGTGAATTACTAGAGGCAAAACCTATAGAAGCCTGTGTTGTTCCTGTTCCAGCATTTTCTGTTCTGATTGCAGTAGATACTCCACTATTAACAGTAGAATTTGATTTAGTTACACCTTCAACTTCTAACGACACCGCAGGTGAATTTGTTCTTATCCCAACTCGATCATTACCCGCATCACAAAATAACAAATTTACAGCTGTATCACCTTCTACACGAAAATCACAATTCGCGCCATCTTCATTAACTACTAATTCACCTGTACCAAATTCAATTCGTTCAACACCGCCAGTAGCAATATTTAATTTATCAGCACCAGAACTAAATATTCCTGTGTTGAGATTATCTCTAAAGGCTAATGCTGGCGTACTTGCAGAGCCATCTTCAAGAGTTAACGTACCGTCAAGCTGGAAAAGTTCAACCCAACCATCGTTTGCACTATTACGAATTTTTAAAATCCCTGTTGTAGTATCAGCCCACCACATATAGGCATATCGAGTTGTCGGCTGTGATGAACTTGAATTATTACTTACAATCGCAGCTAAAGCATTATTGATGTCTTGCCGGACGTTGGCGCCGGTTGAGTTGTCGATGACGTAATCATGTACCGGAGGCATAATTTGACTCTATTTTTTCTTTAAGGTTATCATAATTTTAAGAACCGCGCCCAAAACCTACAGCCGTATATCTAAAATTCCTATCAACAAAACTTGACCCGTTTTTAATATCTATTGAAAAACCTGTACCAGAAATATTTGACAACAAGAAAGTATCTCCCGCCTGTGCGTTTTCAATTGAAATTCCTATTGACGGCAAAGCTGAACCCGCTGAAATACTTGTTCCACTACTGCCCGTAAAGAACGAATTTTCAAAAACAACTGCCTTTTGTGAAGTACCTGAAGCAATTACAGCCGTGCGATTTTCTGTTCTTCTTTCTAGTTCTGCGCTATATCCTAGTTGATCTATTTCTATTGATTGTGCGGGGTCATTTGATGTCATTTCACATTTAAACCTAAAACCACGCCCGATAAATGTTCCATTTGCAAAAGTATTGTATGCTGTAAAGTCTGCCCCGAAAGTACAATTTCCACTTGTGTTTAATGAAGTTGCAGAAGTCAAAACAAAGCTGTTTGTATCAGGAACAGATTGAATTTGATATTCGCCATCGACCCCTGTTCCGCTTGTAAAATCAACAACAACAAAACTTCCCGCAACGTAACCGTGAGAACTTTTTGTGATTGTTATTGTTGTACCTGCGCCGCCCGAACCATTGTTAATGGTATAAGTTCCAGATGTTGAAACATTTGGGTCGTTGTCTGTCTGACTGACAAGTAATTTTGCGTTGACATCAAATGCTGTCGCGGAATCTACGTCAGTCCATGTATCAATATTTCCTGTTCTACTATCAAATAAATCATTAGGATAAAAACCTTGTGTGACAAAATGACGTTTTAATATCAAAGGTTGTTTGCTTCCTAAATCTAATTTGTTCGCAAATTCATATGAACCAGAAGATTCAACATCGCCTGAAAAATCAAAATCTGAAAGTTGGTCAACATCTGCAACAGTATCAAATAAAACTGTTGAGTCTAAAACAAGACCATTTACATCATCACTAAAAAAGGCATTTACTTTTGCACCTGCAAAAGGCGGCGAATCTATATCCTCTCTATCTGTAAAAACTGCAAGTTTTGGCAAGGGGTCGGGCGTTGTAACAATTACAGATGTTTCTCCTTCGCTTAATCTTCCGCCATCATCACGAAACTTAAGAATATACTCACCGGTTAGCGCGGGAACAAGTGTTTCTGCAATACTTCCGGGCAAAGCGGGTAAAAGGTCAACTGAATTTGTAAACGTGCCAGTTCCATCTGTAAGGTTAGAATGACGGACTATCACGTTTCCGCCGTGGGTTACGTCAATATCAGTTGCTTTGTCAAAACGTAGTCTCACAAACTGATCTGAAACAGGTTCAACAACTAAATTTGTGACATCTTGCGGTCTTGCAGTTTTACCGACAGCGTTAAATGTTAAGTCATTTGATGTTGCAGAAAGTTGTGCGTTTATGTTGTAGCTGAAAACTTGAATTTCGTAAGTTCCAAGTTGACTATTTATTATTTCAAAGTCAGGACTCGAAACTTTTGTTGAAACAAAATTTCCATTATTAAAACGATAATTTACTTGATATTCAACAACACCTGTTATTGGTTGCCAACTGATAATAATTTTTGAAACAGCTTGATTATTTATCGGAACAATTTTTTCTACCGCTGAAAGATTAGAAGGCGGCGGTTGTAGTTCATTTAGAACTGAAACATTTCTAGCAGGTAAAGTTGCACCATCTTCAATAAATGCGTATTTAGTATCAATATAAGATAAAGCTGTAATCGTATAATTTATTGAATCTGTTTCTTCAACTGTAATTACACGAAATTTTTGTGCTTCAACTGTCGAATTTTGAATTAAATATATTGTGTTTGTGTTTGGCGTTTGACTAAATGCCTCAGAAACAGTAACAACCCCGTTTGTGATATCTGATATATCCTTTGTCTCAACTGTGCCATTTGGCAAAATCAAAGATAAAGTCGGGCTGTTTGTTGTCGGTAAATCTGTATTTTCAGTATCGTCAACTGTAACAACTGTCGTTGAAGTAACGCTTTTTAACCTTCCTGAACGCCTAACCCCTGCGCGAACTGGGTCATTGATTTCGATAACAGCGCCCGGCCTACACATCAAGCCACCTTCCATTGATGTTGTAAATGTCACTAGCTCAGATTCATTTGCTTCCGAGAATGCAATTGCCTTTGCCAATCTTTGCGCTTGCCCCCGTGATGTACACGCAAAACCTTTTACCTGTTTTATAACAGTTCCAATTTTTGCTGATAATGTAGTATTTTCAAAAACTTCGTAATCTATATCTTGCGAATCCATATTGTAATAACTGACCGATATTACAGAATGTCTTTGCTTCAGACTTGAGCCTGAATAATTAAAACCATCACTTGAAATATTGGCAAGGGAAAAAAGGAATGAAGAATCTTTCGGGGAATCTTGAGCTAATAATATAGAGCCAGTTGACCATATCGGCATACAACGCATTACGCCTGCAAGTTCATTTATCAAGTCAAATGCAGAACTTGAAGATTGAATATTAACATTGCAAGAAAATCTGGCTTCCTTTCCGCCGAAGCCATCATCGACAAGAGTATTTGCAAATTTTGATGCGGTTACAAAGGAAAATAAATCAAGGTTTGCATCTGCAATATGTGTTCCAAATCCGTATCTTTCGGTAGTTAAAAGATCAAGCAAAATCATCGCAGGGCATGAACACCAAACCGCCGAACCCATAACGCCATTAAAAATATATCCGTCAGGGTACACAATACGACCAGTAGCAGAATCAACAGTTGGCGTTCCTGAACTGGAAGCGCCGGCGCCCGGAATCCTTACTTTGATACCGCGGATACGGAATTTCCGGCGAGGGATTGAACTGAACTGTTGAGAGTCAAGCCTAATTGCGTTATATGCTGAGTTTGCATATGTGCTTGCATCGTCAATAATTTCCGCAAAACTTGTAAATTGAAAACTGTCAATCAATGATGAATCCGTTGAATCTGCCGTAACTCTAATAACTCTTATATCTACAGGAAAAGAACCTGTAATTGCTACAGAATAATCTTTCTGATATGCGTCAGCGGTTCGACCTGTGATCGTATCTTCGATGACATCCGTAAAACCCCCTGAATTATATTGAACTGCGATTTTAAGCTGAACTGTTGAGCCTAATAAATCCCCTTCGTTTGTTGCCTTTTGTATCTGTGGAAATGTAATTGAAACTTTTATCCGATCAACATTAGTGTTTGTAATTTGTCTTGTTACAGGGGTATCTGATGTAACAGTAACGCCAACAGGTGTTATTGAAGAAGAACTTTCAATACCATCAATTTTTGTCTGATTGGCAGTTCCGAAACGCGGTGTAAAAGTTACGTTTTGAAAATTAAAATCTAAATCTTGTGGACTACTTGAAGATGCTGTTGCTTTTAGAACAGGCGTATCATTTAGAAAAACATCTTTCAAATAAGCGTTTATATATGCTGTCGAAGTACGGTCTGTTATGCCCTCTTTTGAAGCGGTTGCAGAACCTTCAATTTCTCCTTCTGATATAAGGTCAAGGAAAGTCGCAAACTGTTTACTGTGAAGCGTATCAGGGGTTCTTGTCGGTTGTCTTGGTGGCGGCGGCGAACCTCCACCACCTGAACCGCGAATAATTTTTCTTTTATCGGTCATGCCTGAACTTGCTCCGTATCAACACCGCCAGAAATGACAACTGAACCTGTGAAAATTTCGCCGTAAACAATCGGGACGGGCGTTCCGGCTCGGCTAGTCTGTTGTGTTCCTGAAAAGCTGAAAGATAATCGCGGGTCTTGTTCACTTGAAAATTCAGGCATTTTTGGAACTGGAAATAACATCCCACTTACGCCACTTAAAACCATACTTGCACCGATAAGACCGAGAGCCGCCGAACCATAAGCCCCGGCCGCATATAAACCTGTTGCACCCATTAAACCACCTCCGCCAGCCAATCCCGCACCTGAACCGCCTGCGAAAAGCCCTGCACCCATCGGCGTAAATGACAAACCAATCAAGGCCACTCCAAGTAACACCTTTCCGAAATTACCCCCCGAACCTGAAATAACAGGTACAAAAGATATATCTGATTTACCAATAGGATTGTGAAGCTCGTCCGCACCAATTTCTTCATCATTAGTTATGACCTTATAATATCTATTTGCCATATGACTTTCCAGTTGCGGAAAATTATTTATTAGAAAACTAACAGCCTGCGCAACATTAGAGACATTTATATCTTCAAATTCTTTATGACCGACCTGTTTTGCCAGTTCTCCATATAACTTAATTTTGCGAAGCATAACGTAACCTCATTCCTGTGCATTTTAACAACCAAGGGTTGTAAGGCTCTTTACAAGATAGTCTATCTCTTAAATGATGTATTACATCGCCATCCTCAAAAATCGCTACATGATTCAATCCGACAGCCCCGATTGACATGAATAACAAATCGCCATTTTTTAATTTTTCGTCATTTCTTAATTCAACAAATCCTGTATCTTTTGCACATCTTTCAAACATCGGGTCATCTTGAAATTCTTCAGGTGTTGTTGGCCTTTCCCAATCTCTTAATTCAATATTTAATTTTTCTTTGTAATATCTGCGAACAAGCGACCAACAATCAGAAACGCCCCAAACCCAAGGCAAACCGATCATTTCTGGTTTATATCCTGACGGGGCGTATTCGCCCCATGTTTCCGTTTTAGGGTTGACAATATACCAAGGCAAGTTCGATTGCTCACAGCTTATTTTGTCAGCCTCTGAAGCAACAGGGGGTGTTGTCGGGTGTGAATGAACTATTCCAATAATTTCTCCAAGAGAATCTCCCGCAACAAAATCTTCTGGATTCATTATGAAACATTGATGCGAAGTAATTGCCAAATTTTGACAGGGAAAATATTTTTCTTTACCGCGAATATTTAACAAAAGACCGCAAGATTCTTTCGGATCTTGTTCTTTGGCATGAAGCAATGCGTCAGCCTTCCAAGTCATCCTGTAATTAATCCAATACTAGGAAATTCTGAACGTGTGCATTGACGTTTCGGCGCTCGAACTCCCGCCATATCAAAAACTGCCGCAAGTTCAAAAGATACTACGGTTCGATTTTCCGCCGATTTTCTATCAATAATATAAATTTCTTGGGGAAATTCCGCCGTGTTGTCTGGGGTTCCGTATGGGTTTACATTGCTTGGAAAATTAGCGGCGTCAAGAAACCTTGCCTGCGTTCTTATTCTTTTGACAGTTGCACCTGTCAAATCGTTTCCTGTTGTCGTTTGATTTACCAAAAGAAGGATTGCTGAAATGGTTCCAAGAGCATTTGAAAATGTAAGGGTTGGGCGTGGTAATTGGCCTTTACCATATTGAAAACCTTCGGCTTGAACAGGGAATCTTGTATATGCGTTTCCCTGCCAAATTATTTCGCCGTTATCTTTTAAACTTGTTCCCGCATGAAAACGATAAGTTGTTGTTGCACCATGTAATGAATTGTCAAGTGTTAAAGTAAAAAGTTCAATTACCGCTGACGGGTTGACATTCTGTAATTCGCTTACAATTTTATCTGTACTCATGCTTCAAATACTTGCCTGAATGTAGCGCTGATTGACGCCCTGTTGTTATAAGGAATTGATTTCGACCAAGTTTCACAAACAAATTTTTTTGCACCTGAAAGAGTAATTGAAACATTGCCACTATTTGTTGCGCTTGAAGCGGCTGTAACTGTAAATGTGTTTGCATCAACCGCTGTTGCAACTGTAAAAGAACCATCGGTTGCTGAACCTGATGTATAGTCAATTGTCAAAACATCGCCGATTGCAACGCCATGATTTGCAATTGTAATTGTTACTGTTGTTCCTGATTGTGAATATGTTCCCGTTTTTGTAAAACCTTCGCCGGGGGGTGTAAAAGTAAAACTTTCCTGATCGTTTGCGCGGCTATCAAGAAACGCTTCAACAACATCTGATTCAGTTTCACTTAACTCAAAACTAACATTATAGACTTTCGGGTTTTGATTACTCGCCAATCCAAAAAATATTCTCTGTTCAAATCCATCTGCAAACCTTACTGTGCGAACAGCGGGTGCAGATTTTTTTGAAAAACCTTGATATGTGGGTGTGACGCTTGGAAAGGTTGCCATTTTAAGTTGCTAATAAACCTCCCGGCCTTTTTTGTTTTATTAATTCTGATTGTATCGCCGAAGCAAGAGCAAAGCCAAGTTCTTTTCCGCGATCTTCATTTGCATTTGATTGCATACCTTCAGCCGATACATTCACATTTATATTATTGACAATGCCGCCACTACTTCCAGAACTTATTTGATTGTTTGGAATTACAACACCGCTTCGTTTCGGTGTGAATATCTCCGGCCCTCTTTCTCCAACTAAATAACTACGGCCTGCCTGTGCGGAACCACCATTTGCAAGACCCGGAAGATTGGAAAATATTCCGCCAAAACTTCTTTTTAACAAAGTATTTACCCCAAGTCTTAAAAGATCACTTGCAAGATTATTAACAATAGAACGCGCCGCTTCGCCAAGTGTTCTTGTTCCTTCAATAGCACCAACTAAAGCATCAGAAACACCTGAAGCAATATTATCTGTTATCTGTGTAAACAATCCTTGTTGCCTTTT